ATCGTGGCCTTGGCCGTTTTCAGTTCTTCGTTTACCTCATTGAACCGGGTTTTGGTCACAAAGGAACCGTTCAGGCCCTCCATAACCTTTGTGGCCTGTTCTTCGGTCAAGCCCATAGCCATCAAACTTTCTTTGGTCATGCTGGTGTACCTCCAATCAAATTTCCTGTTTTTCCGTGGGTAGGAACCACGATTTCCCCGGTTCTGTTTACCGCCCACATCCGGGAAACGGCGAAATGGTATGAAAAAACCGCCCCGGTGCTTGCCGGTGGCGGTCAGTTCATCAAATTAAGGCATCAGGCGGGGGGTTCCACCCCAACAGTTCTTCCCAGGTGATCCCCTGCCTGATACATTCATCATAAACGGGGATAACACCGCCGTAATCCTCCACGCCGGGGGGATAGCCAAAGGGGACAATCAACCCAAGGGGTTCTTCTCCGCCCGTGGCGGCTTGATACTCCAAGAACTTTTTTTCTTCTGCATCCATGGGGGTTCACTCCTTTACTTGTACTTGATAACATGGGTTTTGGCGTACTCCAACACTTCATCCAGCGTTTCAGAATAGGTTTGAATGGTGTTGGGCATGAACGGGGCCAGGGCATCCAGGGCTTCAGTATCGCCCCGGAACAGGAATGAACCCAAGTTGGCCCAAACCTCACTTGTGGCCCCGTCCTTGCCCCGGCTTTTCTGATAGCTTAATTGGTGCCCCCAATAGCCTTTCCCATAGGGGTTTATATTTCCCTTGGTAGTCAGCCCCACAGCGTCCGTGAACGTGTCAATCAGCGCCCTATCTTTGGCGGTGGGGGCCATCTGCCCCAACCAGGAAAAGAAACAATCTTTGGCATCCCCGCTAATCCGCTTTAGGGAAGCTATGTGTTTATAGGCCGTTCCATATTGGGCGTTATACCAATCAACGGCCTGATTGACGCAGTTCAACACGTCCTGATCTATCGCCGCAATCATCCGGGAACCGTAGGGGGTCAAGGTGCTGGACAGCGCCCGAACCCGCCCGCCAAAATCGCCGGTGGTTCCAAGAATATGATCCAGTTGGTGAAATTCTTCATGGAATTTGGTTTTCCATGCGGCTGATAGGTTCCGGCCCACCCTATCATCCCAAGGGTGGGAATTTAAGTCCATGTGAACGTGTAAATCAGAGGGATCATACCACCCGGCCCCACGCTGGTAATAGTTGCTTCCGGCAAAGTTCCCGGAAAGTCTATTATACAAGTTGGCGTGTTCTTTATCAAGAGAATCCACAATCTTTTCAAATTCGGCCCGCTGGGCATCGGTTTTGATCAAGTCCTTGTGTTTCTCCAAGATTTCCGCCTTGATTTCTTCAAGGGATTTGGTGGAAAATTCGGCTTCAGCTTGAACAATTTCAGCCTTGACCAATTCTTCCTGAAGGGCCTTGATCTCTTGGGTCAGGCTTCCCATTTTGGCATCCACTGTGTCAATGGCCTTTTGGGTGCTAGACACTTTAGCGGAAAAGAAATCCCGGCCCTTGGAACCATAGTTGATCCGCCAATCCCTGATTTGGTCAACGTTGTTCAACTCATAACGAACGGTGGTTCTTTCTTTCCGCAACGCTCTAATCTGATCCCCAAGGCGATCCCATTCAGCTTCAGCCGTGGGGTTCCGGTCAAATACAATAGCGTCCTGTTGCGCCCGCAAGCGTTCCATTTCCGCCGTGATTGCCTGTTCCCGCTGTTCAACGCTTTTCACATATGCCTGAAATTCATCATCAGACATATTGGCGAACTGTTCATATTGTTTAGCGCCCCAATCATATTGCCATTCACCGCTTTTAGCGTCTGCCATTTCTTGGGATAGCCGCCGCCGTTCTTCCCGTAAGCCCTGAAGTTCGGCTTCCTTGCCAGAAATCTTATCCTTAATTTCTTGCGGGGAAACGAAATTGACTAACCCGGCCTTGTCCCCGCCCTTCACAAAGGTTTCCAGCCATTTCTGATAGCTGGTATCAGCCGGGACATAGTACACTTCCCCATCAGCGTTGCGGGCGGCTCTTTCACCCTTCATGTCCGCATAGTGGGGGCACGTTGTCCCCCGGCAATTCGGGTGGAAGGGCGGAACGGTCACGCCGGGTTCATATTGGGACAGGGGGATCACCGTTCCATCCAGCGCCCCGCAAATCTCGCAAGTGTGCCGGTCAAGGGTTTCCAGAATTTCAACCTGTTCAATCCCTAAATCCCGGTAAACTTCCAAATTGGCAACGCCGTTGAAATAGGTGGTTTCCGTATGGGCCAACCGGCCCGCCTTATAGCGGGACACGCCAAATTGGTTCTTGATCCGGTCGGTCAGCTTTTGCAAGCTGTCCCCCCTTAATAGTCCTTGGGTCAGGGTGGATTGAACGCCGGAAACAAGGTTGGCTTTGTTCTCCCAACAGCGATCCCGGAAGGTCTTTCCATCTGCCGTCCAGGGTCTTGAAAGTAAAGTTTCAAGTTTCCGCTGGTTCAGGGCGGTTATATCCCATCCCAAACCAAGGCCCCGTTGGATTTCAAAGGCCGTGTGGGTGTAGCCATTGGAAATAACGTTCTTCAACAGGCCATCCAGGCTGTCAAGCTGTCCCCCATACAGAAGTTCCATTTGCTGTTGAATCTGAAGTTGAATGGTTTCCAGGCGGCTAACGTGGAACCGGGCGGAAGCGTTTTCCAGCTTTTTGATCCATTCAGGGGAAAGATTGGCCTGTTGCGCCGCCTGGATATACTGATCCACCGTCCACCGAAATTCTTCCATCTGTCCGGTGGTCAGCATCTTCCGGGCATCGGTCAGGCTGATCCCGTTGTTGGTAGCAAATCGGCCATACCAACGTTCAAGGTCAGCTTGAACCGATTGTTCAGCGTCCCGGTAAATCTGTTCAAGGTCTGCGACACAGGCCCCGGCTTCCCGGTGGGCGGTATCCTGAATAATGGAGAACCGGCCCCGCCAATAATCCGCATTTTTTGACATGGGCCGATCCTCCCTTCATGTGAATGGTAGCGTGTACGGGATTTGAACCCGTGATCCCGGCTTGAAGGGCCGGTGTCTTAACCCCTTGACCAACACGCCATATAGAACGCCGGGGGTGAAGGCAACCTTCAGGGGCCAGGAGTGAAAACCCCGCCCCGGCGTTAGGAAAGGGCGGGAACCTCCCCTTTAATCCCCGCCCTGATCCCCTTTGGGGATGTTGGAACCGCCACCCTGGGGGTTATTGGGGAACGTCCCCATATAGTCCGCCACAGCTTCAGCCTTTTCCTTTTTCAGCCGTTCCAACTCGGTTTGTGCGTCCTTTGTCCACGGGTGCTGTTCCACTATGGTTTCCGTGGAGAGAATACCAACAGAATTTTGACAGTTGGTGATTGCTTCAGATTCATTGATCAAAATGTCCCGGTTAAAAATCACGGTGATTTCTTCTTGCTGGAAGTCCCCGGCTCCCTGGTTAATCAGGTCTTGATTGACAAACCACAGCAGTTCTTCAAACGCCGCCTGAAATTCCGTTTCCATCCCGTTTGCATCAAGGTCAATGTCAGAATACATGGATTGGATGTTCATTTGGTTTGGATTGCCGGACAACCGTTCATCTTTGGCATCATACCCACGGGCATTCTCAATCAGGGCCTTTTTGAACAGTTCCAAAATGGACTTGTAATTTTCGGCGGTGACTTGTACCCCCAGGGCTTCCACGCCGCCATTCTCCCGAACCTTCACCACCCCATAGGTGGCAAGGTTTTGGCGGAACTCCCCAAGGTTTTCCCCATCGTAGTCCTTCAGGATCAAAATGGTGTTGCGGGGGTTTTCCTCCATGTTGTTTTCAAAATCAGACAACAGGCCGTTAATTCCGTCCTGAAGGGATTTCACACGCCGGATCAGGGGGATTTCTTTTTTGTTGTACTTGAACGCAATCAGCGGAAAACGGTTCCAGTTATAAGTTTCCACCTTCTCCCCGGTCTTGCGGGTGATATATGCGGAATACTCCCCCAACTCTACATCTGGAATCAGAGTGGAACCGTCCAGGATATAGCGGTAAATCCCATCAGGCTTGAACAGTTCAACCCGCTTGACGATCTTTTTCGCCAACCCGTCCCAAACTTCTTGCAGATACAGGCGGGCGGCGGCATCCAAAACCGTGTGATCATCGTCTGCCCAAAATGGCAACACTTGATAAGCCGGGAACCGCCTGAAGCACATTTCCCCCTGTTCATTATAGTGAACGAACAACCAGCCCTTTCCGCCGTTCAGGGCATCTTCACAGACGTATTTCAGGGTACGGCGAAAAGCGGCGTTGAATCGCTTGTTCAATAGCTGAACATATGGCTTGTTCTCACAGTTGAATGTGAACGGCTTACCCACAAGGTAGTTGGTTTTCTGATCCACCATCAGCCCATATTGATTATCAATCACATGGGCATTGGGCAGATTTTCCACCACCATCAATTTCCCGTCCGGGCCAATGACTGTGCGTTTCCGGGCCAGAATATCATGATCCCCGGAATAGTAGGCTTCCCCGGCGATCTGTTCCCGGCGCTCCCCGGATTTCTCCCAGGCCACGATCTCACGGGCGAAAAATTCCAGTTCAGACAACCCGGCCCCGGCTCCCGCCCGAATAAGGCGGTTGATCCGGGCGGTTTCGGTTTCCATGAAAAACGGCATCTGTCCAACCACCTTTATTGTTCAATAAAATTAAACCGCTGGAACCACAGGGGTTCCGGGCGGTTTTGTTACTATCCTGTTATTCAAAGCTATATGTCGGGCCAACCACCATTTCTTCCACGGCGTAACGCATAGCATCCATAAGGTGGTTGAAATCGTCAATGGGGACATTCAGCCGCTTGCCGGTCTTGCTGTCCGTGTCCCAAGTATAGTTTGAAATTTCCGTGATGAAATTCACACACTTGGGATGAATGATAATCTGGTAATCCTGAAGAAAGTCAATCCCGTTGTTCACGCTGTCCTTGCCCTTGCGGGACGGCCTGATCCGGTGAATCCCCAAATCCCGCAAGCGGTCAATGCTCTTGGGTTCGGCACAATCGCCGGTGATCCGCTCTTTGGCGTAACCTTCCCGCTTTATGGTGTCTGCTATGTTTTCGTTGCTCATACCGGTTTTATACATTTCATCGAACACCCACAGGGTTTTCGTTGCCCGGTCAATCAGGCCACAGAACAGGGCGGCGGGGTCGTTGGTATAACCAAAGTCAAGGCCAAACACGGACTTGATACCGGGAACCTTCCTGATTTCATCCAGGGAGAAAACCCGTTCTTCCCAATTCTCAAAAATCAGGCCGTCCACAATGCCCCAATCGCCCAACCCTGCCACACGATAACGCCGGGGGTTGTTTTTCTTCATGGTTTCAAATACCCGCAAATCGGCGGCATCCAGCCATTCATTACACAGGTAATTGGTAGTCAGGGCCAGGATTTCAGGATCAGGGGTATCAAAGAAACGCTTCTTCAACCAATGGTGTTCATTCCAGGGGTTGAATGTCAGGGTGATTTGTTTGAACAGGCCGGTTTCAGGGGGAATAGCGCCCCGGATTGATTCATCCAGCATATCAAAATCTTTTTCGTTGCTGATTTCATATGCTTCTTCAATCCAGCACCAACACAAGTAACCGTGTTCAACCGTGATGGAAGTCACCTTCAAGGGATCATCCAGGCCCCGGAAATAAATCTTCTGCCCGGTGGGCCGGTATGTCATTTCCAGGGGGCTTTCCTTGATCTCCCAATCCCGTTCAACCTGAAGTCGGTGAATGGCCCATTTCAGTTGGGTGAAACAGCTATCCTTCAGGGTGCGGAATACTTTCCGAACCACAAGGGTATTGGCATCCGGGTATTCAATCATCCGTTTAATGATGTTCAGGGCCGTGGTGGTGGATTTCTTGGAAGCACGGGAACCCTTGCAAACCCTATACCGGCCCTTGTAATGCCAAAATTTGTTATAGCCGCCGCCAACCACGCTGGACAGGGGAAGCACATTTTTCATTAGCGGTTCCCCTTTTTGTTTCGGTATGCAGAATATCGGGCGGCAAACCCTAATTCAAATTGACGAACCGCCCCTTTGAACCAAAAGCATTTATACCAGGACAACCCGGTTGATTCATCATCCGAAAAATCAAAATCCGCTGTTCCATCGCTCCACATGAAATGACACATTTGAAAATTCCCATTTTCAGTGATCCGGGGTTTGCAAAAATAAATCTTCACCCGGCGATTTCTGATTTTGGCTTTCAAGGCTTCAATCATGCAGTTGGAATAATATTGGCGTGTAATAAAATTATCCATTTCATCACCCAATAAACACAGGCCCTTGGAATATCAAGGGTTCCGGGCTGGTTTGTTACTATCATGTTATTATTCGGGGGGAATATCGTCATAGAGAACAACCGGAACCCCACCATCAACCTTCACCCGGTCAGTGAACATTCCAAGATGTTTGCCCAACAGTTCCAGGGCCTTTAGCTTGTCATAGGTTTTCACTTCCCGTTCGGTAATGGCTCCATCATCGGTGGGGATGTTCTTCACCTTCACGGAAGCAATACAAGCGGTATCATCCCGGTGGGCTTCTCCCCTGACAGTGGCTTCGTCCATGTCAATCACATCAACCGGGTTCAGGAAGGCCAGCTTGGCAATTTCCTGAATCACCCGGTCTTGATTGATACCGGTTCGGCGGCTCCTTTCAGCCATAGCCCGATCAATAGCGGCCTTGATGTTGGGTTTTGTTAGGTTTTCACACCCTATATCACGGGCACTGTCCGGGGAATACCCCGCCCGAATCGCCGCTTGGGTGGCGTTCAGGTCAATCAAGTATTCTTCAACAAATCGTTTCTGTTTCTTGGTCACAGGGTATTCACCACCTAACTTTTCAGCATAAGAAATGCGCCCCGGTTCCCCGTGGGCGCAAATTCACGCTATCATTATAACCGGTTCATATGTCTGTTTGCAACCCGTTCAAGTCGGTTTTAGTCGGTTCCTTCAAAAATTTGGGGGTTCCCTTTGGCGAACGCAAGAAGGGCTTTTCCGTGAAGTTCAATCGTCCATTTGATTGAAAAATTCAATTCTGCGGCAACATCATCCCAATTTTTCAACTGAATATAGCGCCCGATCAGGATATTTTGTTGGTCAAGGTCAGGGACATTTCTGATCCGGTCAAAGGCTTCCTGTTTCATGGACACTAATTCATCAATGCGGGCGTTGATTTGGGCTTCAAGGTCAACAATCTTGATCATAGCGCTTTCAAGGGGGTTCTTTGCGCCGGAACTCTGCACCTTGTCCGGCTTCAGTTCATAACTTTGGCTTGTCAAGCTGGAACGCAGGGTGGCAACCGTAGAAGTCAACCGCTGGATCAGCCGGTCAGTTTTTCGGATTTGGGCAAAATATTCTTTGGCCCGTTGGCTCAATTCCTTGTCACACATCTATGTAACACATCCTTTCTGACATCTGTTCCGTTGAAAACCCTTGAAATATCAGTGTTTTCAAGGCATGGAACAGATGGAACAGATAAAATGGCACACTGTATATATTATACTTCTTATATATTTTATTTATATTTTA